CGCCTTTATTGATGACATTGATAAGATATGGGCATCTGCACAACAAACTCTTGCAACTGGTGGAACTGCGATTATCAATTCTACGCCAAACGGTGTTGGTAACTTTTACCATAAACAATGGGTAAAGGCAAAACTAAAAGAGAGTGCATTTAATCCGATAGAATTACTGTGGCAAGTTCATCCAGACCGTGACCAATCATGGAGAGACGAACAAGATGTTCTTCTTGGACCCGATATGGCAAAACAAGAATGTGATGGAAACTTCCTTGCATCTGGTCGTTCTGTTATTGATGGTGAATTGGTTCAATGGTATAGAGAAACTTATGTCTGTGAACCAAAGGAAAAAAGAGGTGCAGAAGACGCTTATTGGATTTGGGAATATCCAGAACCTAATAAAACATATATTGTTGTAGCCGATGTTGCTCGTGGTGACGGAAACGATAACTCAGCATTCCATGTAATTGACATAGATAATTTAGAACAAGTTGCAGAATATCGTGGAAAACTTGATACAAAATCATACGGTAATATGTTAGTATCAGTTGCTACTGAATACAATGATGCAATGTTAGTAGTTGAAAATGCCAATGTTGGTTGGGCGGTTATTCAACAAATCATTGATAGAGGTTATCCAAATCTTTATTACACTTACAAAGAAGATGGTTATATTGATCCATCTATACAAATACCAAAAGGTTATGACTTAAAAGATAAATCACAAATGGTTCCCGGTTTTACTACAAGTTCAAAAACAAGACCGTTACTGATTTCAAAGTTAGAAACGTATTTTCGTGAAAGAACACCTATTGTAAAATCTGCAAGATTAACGGAGGAACTGCTCGTATTTGTTTGGAATGGTTCAAAAGCAGAGGCACAAAATGGATATAACGATGACTTGGTTGTGTCATTTGCTATTGGTCTTTGGGTTAGAGATACCGCAATAAAACTTCGTCAAGAAGGTCTGATGAAGACACGAATGAGTTTAGACTACATGGGTAAGGCATCTGTTCCGCATAAAACAACATATGGTTTTGGTGACGATACAGGATGGAATATGAAAGTAAATGGACAAGACGAAGATTTAACTTGGTTAATAAAATAAGATTTCGTATTTTTCCTACATATTTATATTAAGTTTATATTACATAAAATAGGTGACAAATGGCTCAAAGAAAATCATTATTTGACAGATTGAAAACACTTTTTTCAACTAATGTTGTTGTTCGCAACGTTGGTGGTAAAAAATTAAAAGTTGTTGATACTGCTCGTTATCAAGCCGATGGGAACCCACATACATCAAAAGTTATTGATAGATACGGTAGATTACATGGAACAAAGGGAACCCCAATATCAGTATACAATCAATACAACTCATTTTCAGCAACAAAAATAGATTTATATTCTGATTATGAGGCAATGGACACCGATGCTATTATTTCATCTGCACTTGACATATATTCCGATGAAAGTACATTAAAAAATGATCAGGGTGATGTTCTTACAATTAGAACAGATAATGATAATATACGAAAAATTCTTCGCAATCTTTTTTATGATGTTCTTAATATAGAATACAATTTATGGCCTTGGATCAGAAATCTTTGTAAGTATGGAGACTTTTATCTCTATCTTGATGTAAAAGATGAATTGGGTGTAACGAATGTTGTTCCATTTTCACCGTATGAAATGCAAAGAGAAGAAGGAACTGATCCAGAACATATCTATATGACTAAATTTATCTATGAAGGACCTCTAGGAAAAGGAGAATTTCAGAACTATGAAATTGCTCACTTCCGTCTTCTCGGTGATACAAATTATCTTCCGTATGGTAAATCTATGTTAGAAGGTGCTCGTAAACTTTACAAACAGCTTATACTCATGGAAGATGCTATGTTGATACATCGTATTATGAGGGCACCGGAAAAAAGGATATTCAAAGTTGATATTGGCAACATACCTCCGGCAGAAGTAGACCAATATATGAATAACCTTATGAATAGAATGAAGAAGACACCTGTTATCAATGAACAAACAGGTGACTATAATCTTCGTTTCAATATGCAAAATCTGTTGGAAGACTTTTATCTTCCAGTTCGTGGTGGACAATCTGGAACTACTATTGAAACGCTTGCTGGTTTACAATATGATTCCATTCAAGATATTGAATATCTAAAATCAAAGATTTTTGCTGCTCTTAAAGTTCCAAAACCATATTTGGGCTATGATGAAAGAACAGAAGGAAAGGCAACACTGGCTGCTCTTGATATTCGTTTTGCTAGAACAATAGAAAGAATACAAAGGATAGTTGTATCGGAATTAACAAAGATTGCGATTGTTCACTTATATGCTCAAGGATATGAAAATGCAGACCTCGTAAATTTTGAACTTGGTTTGACCGGTCCATCTATAATATATGAACAAGAAAAAGTTGCTCTTATGAAAGAAAAGGTGGATTTGGCAGGAACACTTGTTGAAAAGAAACTATTTTCATTGAAATATATCTATTCAAACATATTCAATCTTTCAGAAGATGAAGCTGAGTTTGAAAAGAATGAAGTTCTTGAAGACATTAAACATGCATTCCGTCAAAAACAAATTGAAAATGAAGGAAATGATCCTGCTGTTACAAAAGAATCATTTGGAACACCACATGATATTGCAAGTATGCAAGTTCGTGGTAGTGCAAAAATGATAAATGATGTAGAAGTTCCAGAAGGTGGCTGGCCTGGTGCAGGTAGACCTGCTAAGAATTTGAATTATGGAACAGATAAAAGTCCATTTGGGCGTGATCCAATTGGAATGAAAGACGTTGGTAATACATTGAAGGTAAATAATTCACCGAAAGTTAATAGTAAAGGTGGATCACCACTATCTCTCGAAAATAAAAATGTTGAAAAATTGATTGATAGTATGTCTGGTATTAAAATTAAAACAAAGAAGATAATATCAGAAAGTCTCAAACCATCTAATATACAAGAAAATGAACCAAATTTACTGGATGAAAACAATTTATTAGATGAATTGTAATTTTTTCTATATTTATTCTATGAAAGTGCACACAAACAGGTATAAGGAAAAATGAAGAAAATAAAACATTCAAAGTTCAAAAATACTGCAATGTTGTTCGAGTTATTGACAAGACAAATAACATCGGACATCATTTCTTCAAATGAATCAGTAGCAATACAGATATTGAAAAAATTCTTTAATAAGAATACAGAACTTATTAAAGAGTATAGACTGTATAAAACTCTATCTGATGAAAAATTAAAGTCCGATACTAAAGCAAATATGCTTATTGAGGCCGCATTAAAAGCCCGTAGAGGATTGAATAAGAATAAATTACAAAACGAAAAATATGATTTGATTAAAACAATCAAAGAAAATTTTGAAATTGATTCATTCTTCCAAACAAAAGTTCAAAACTATAAACTTCTTGCATCAATATACAAGATTTTTGAATACAATGAAATAGAAAATCCTGTTGAAATAACAAAATCAAGAATAACAATTCTTGAAAATATAACATCAAAACAAAACAAATCCGCTTTAACAGAAGATGTTGCCATTGCAAGTGAACCAAAAGAAGTTCGTTTGATGGCATACAAATATCTTGTTGAAAAATTTAATGCGAAATACATGAATCTTTCTGAATCACAAAAGATATTGTTAAGGGAATATATCGAAAACGTAAGTAATACGAATAACTTAAAGTCTCTTGTTCAAACCGAGGCAGTTACCGTTAAAAGATTGTTTTCAAAAAATATACATAGAATAAAAGACAAATCATTGAAAATAAAATTACAAGAAGTTGTTGGTCTTTTAGACGAATATCAAAATATAAAAAAAGTAGAAGAAAATCATATATCTGCACTACTTCGTTATTACAGTTTAATAGATGATTTATCATGGAGTAAATAATGCAATTTAATGAAACACATAAATACAATTTTCCAGCAACACAAGCTGATGATTTTGAACGGAAGGGGCATCCTGGAAAATTTTTAAGGTCAATTGCATGTGGGACTGGTACAACTTATTTTACTGGATCTGATTATGGTGCAGGTGGTATAATCGTTCCAAGTGGAACAACAGGAACCGCATCTCTTTCAGCGGGCGGTGAAGTTCCATTTTCTGTTCTTGCTGGTGCTCAAAGAGTTTTTGAGTTTTCAATATCATCTGTAACTGTTGGTTCTGGAACAGTATATGTTTTGATAAAAAATCAAGTTACAAAATAAGGGTGAATTATGAATGTTGAATCTTTCATAAAAAAATTAAAAGAATCCGAAGAATATCGTGAATTTGCAGAAGAGTTGTCACTTGATGAAATGAGTGTCACTGCAAATGTTGCTGGATATGATACACCAAAGGCATTTGCTCCAAGTGAAAAGGATTTTGAAGAACATAACAAAGAAACTGCTGAAGTTTACGGATATAAAATTGTCCCAAAGAATAAAAAAAGAAATTATGAATCCGTATACAAACAAGCAATGGATGTTATTTCAGAAGGAACGTATAAAGATTTTCGCAAAGATGAAACTAGAAGTAGTAATAGAAAAATAAATGATTCTATAAAAAATATAAATAGAATTATGTATGAAGTTGAAAGAGTTGTTGAACACGCCTCAAAACTTAAAGTAGAAATGGCAATTGATCAAAGAACATTATGGAGAGAATCCAGATCACGTTTAACAAAAATCGCCGAAAGAATAAATAGAATTAGTAAAAAAATACACGAATTAGGTGCATAACATGAAACAACTACTCGTAGATACTATACTTTTTGCTGCAAATCCAAAAATGATTGCAGAATCAGAAAGAAAAAATAATGGTAAAGTTATAGTTTCGGGTGTTTTACAAAGAGCTGAGGCAAAAAATCAAAATGGTAGAGTGTACCCAAAAAAGATTTTGATGCGTGAAGTTAAAAAATATGCAGCAACCAATATAAAAGAAAACCGTGCTCTCGGAGAACTTGATCATCCTGATTCATCTGTGATAAATCTCCGCAATGTTTCACATAATGTTCTTGGTGTAGATTGGAAAGGAAATGATGTTGTTGGGACTGTTGAAATACTACCAACACCATCTGGTAATATCCTAAAACAATTACTTGGTGCGGGTATTCGTCTTGGTATTTCATCAAGAGGATTAGGATCGGTTGAAGAAATTAGTGAAGGAACGGTTGAAGTTCAGGATGACTTTGAATTGATTGGTTGGGATTTTGTATCTAACCCATCAACTCATGGTGCGTTTATGTACCCAAATCCAATGGGTGAGGGTATAAATGAAGGATTGATAACAGAAGGCATATCAACATCTACTATTACAAAAATAGATCCTAAAATTCAACGTATTCATAATAATATAACAAACATTATTTGTGAAATTGGGAATGTTTGTGAATGTATATTTGAGGGGAGATAATCATGCCTTCATTATCCAAACAACAGCAAAAACTAATGGGATTGGCTCTTGCTTACAAAAGAGGTAAAGTTGCATCAAGTGATGTGAGTAAGTCAGTAAGACAGTTAGCAAACTCAATGTCAGAAAAAGAACTTGTTGCTTTTGCTGGAACTAAACACAAAGGTTTACCGAGAAAAGTCGGTGAAACAAAAAAAACAATGACAAAGGAAGAACTCAATCAATTAGTTGCAGATGCTGTACAAGAAGTAATGAGTGAAAAATTTAGTACAAAGGTATTAACATCCGAACAAAAACAACAATATATTGAAGCAATATCTAGATACAATGAGTATAGAGAGGTAGTTCATCGTTCAAAAAGACTTCCAGAGGTTGTATCTGAAATAAAAAGAATGGTAGAATTTGCTACTAAAAATATGGTTGAAGAATCTGGTGATTGGTTTGAGGGTGTATCACATAGAAGAAATTCAAAAAGATTGAAAGAATCTTTGAATGAATTTCAAAAAATATCAGAACGAATAACTAAATTACAAAGAACCTTGGAGTCTATCTACGAAAATATAGGTAAACAACTCGGAACGTTTTATGAAATAAAAAAATAATAAGGAAAGTGTTATGTCAGACAGAGTTTATACCACATCAAAACCTGCTCATGTGAAAGTTAAGGCAGGTACAATGAACGTAGATACAATGATTAAAGTTTTCAAACGTAAAGTTAAGGAAGCTGGTATTCTTGAAGAATATAAAAGTCGTATGGAATATATTAAACCATCGAAAAAGAAATCAGAAAAAAGAAATGCTGCAATCAGAAGACAAAGAAAATTAGATTCTGAAAACATTTAATGGAGATAAAATGACCTTTGCTAGTCTTGAAAAACTAATCCGTGAAGAAACACGGAGAGTTGTTGAAAACCTGGAAAGGTCTTTTTCTTTATACGAAGAAGACGGAGAAACTCCTGCTGAACCGGCAACCACAGACGCTCCTGCAGAAACACCTGCATCGGAAACACCTGCTGAACCTGCAAAGGAAGATAAACCAGAAGATAAACCAGAAGAAAAACCCGCAGAAGAACCAAAAACCGAAGATAAACCGGAAGAAACATCTGATGAAACTTCATCTGATGATAAAAAATCTGATGATAAAAAGGATGATACAACAGAAAAACCTGCGGAAGAAACGAAAGAACCTAATGAAGAAAAAACAGGATTGAAAACAGTTGGATTTTTGGATAAAGTAAAAGCAGAAAAATTAGAAAAGAAATCTTCACTTCTTTATCCGGAATCACGTGAAAAATTATTAGATTATGATTTTGAAGAAGCGCTCGATGTTTATGATTCTGTAATAGGTGAAAAGAAGGATCTAAAAAAATTGTACAAAAGAATAGAAATGATTGCAACATCAAAACATTCTTTATTATCCGATGGTGATTTGGATAAACAAACAATAGTTGCTCTTCAACATTACTATACAAATTCAGAAAAAATAAACAATATAATTAGATTTTCACAACCATCTGTTTCAAAAAAAGAAATAGAAATTCAAATGAAATTGGGTAAACCAAAAGAAGGCGATGCAAGAGAGAAAAAATACAATAGTGCCATGAATGCATTTACGATATATGAATTGGATTATGCCTTTTCAGAAGAACCACAAAGACTTAAAAATAATGTTTTATCGTATCGTTCTGTTGAAAATGAAAATATATTACAAATGTTTATTGATGCAGGACAATGGATAGATAAAACTTTTGTAACTACATCATTGAATCCACTTATCTGTGAAGGTGGCGATAAAAAAAGAATGCCTCTCTTTGAATTTTTTATACCAGCTGGAACTTCTATCCTTACATTGCCATGTGGTATAAATGATTACTGTCACGAAACAGAAGTGACATTACCGAGAAATTGTAGATACACAATTCAGGGTTTCAATGAAACAAGAAATATCTATAAGATATTAGTGGAGCAAATATATGGCAGATGAAAAGAAAATAGATACAAAAGACAGAAATAAAAGGTTTACATACACCGAGAGTGATATTAAATCTCTGTTTCAATATGGTCCTGTAAAAAAATCTACCGAAAAAATCGAAAAAAAATAACTTACCCCATACTTATATTTACGAAATACTCTATTCGTTATAGAGTCCGATATTATTTTTTATTGCAATTGGTGTTTCAAATAACACTAAAAATAGTTGGAGATTTTTATGAATGATTTATTGAAAGAAGCTATTGCAGATGCAAAAGCCGTCAAGGAAGTAGCATTAGCAAATGCTAAACTT